CCAGGGCGCTTCGTTCTCCTGCTGCGTGTTCCACTCATTCTCCTGAAAGTTGAGGGCGTTCTGAGATTCCTGGTACTGCAGCTGCGAGGCGCTCTCTGCAGCGTTCGCCTGCTTCGATGCGGCGTTGCCCGCAGCGTTCGCCGAGATCGCGGCTCCGCCGATTGACCCGGCAGCAGCTACCCCGGCCCCAATAGCAATTGCGGTCCCTACTCCAGACATGCCACTCCTGTGATCGTCACAACGTCATCGCTCGACGTGCGCGAGATGAGAAGGTCGGATTCGTCGGTGAACTCGCGCTCGGCCTCTTCAATCGTTTTGGCTTTGGAAGGGAAAACCATCGTGATGTCGGTGGGCGCGAAAGTCACGTAGATCATCTTCCGGCCGGCCGAAGCGGGGATGACGTGATAGCCATCGAAGTCACGCCAGGCCTCGCCGGCGAATACGCGACACTTTCCGTTCACCGTGAGGATCGTTGGAACCTTGATCAGCACGCTCACGATCGCGACTCGCGCGGCCAGTTTGACGGTGCGGGCATACATGCCGGCGTGGAGGATGTGTTCGGTCTTCACGTCAATCTGCGGCATCGTCCGCATCTTGGCTTCGACCCGGTTGACGATCTCCATCGCTTCCGGAGTCGTGGCCGGCACGGCCTTTCCGACTTCCGCGAGTGCGGTGGTCACGCGACACTCCACAAGAAAACGCTGTTGGTGCGCTTGTATTCCGGGAGCGCTTCCAGTAGTCGCTCCAGCCGGCTTCCGGCCCGCGCGTTATAGAGCACGCCTGCGCACTGCTTTTCCCTGGCGAAGGCTTCGAGGTGAGACATGAGCGCCACGCCCAGTCCGCCGCGCCGGTGCGCGCCCGAGAGAAACAGGCTTTCCACGTTGAGAATTTTGACCCCGTAGTGGGGAAGGACGAAGACCAGAACCGTGGCAAAGCCGACCAGATCTTCGCCCTCGAACACTCCGAACGAATCCATCAGTCCGGAAGATTCCATTCTGGCGTAGGTTTCGCGCTGCGGATTCGGCGTGCCGATCTCCGGGATGGAGCACTCCGCGCTGTATTCATCGAGCAACGCCCGAGCTTGCGGGGAGTCGAGAATACTGGCGTAGCTGATCCGCCGGATCGTTAGAACGCGGTCAGGGGCAAGCGTTTCCATGAGTTGTTTTCCACGCATACATACAAAAAGTTTCCATCGGTGGCCATCTGTCCCTGAATGCCTTGCCCCGCGCTGGTTTCCGGCACATCGCCGGAATTCGCCGGGGAGGTCAATGCCGGCGGGATCAGCTCCAGCCAGCGCCGGAAGGCAAACGAGGCCTGGCTGTCCTTGGTGACCAGCGTCTGGCCCTCGATCGGGGGCGGCTGAAACTTGCCGGCCACTATGCTCTCTTCCTCGCTTCGGTCGCGTACCGCGAAGTGGGCTGCTTGTCTTCCGGATCGGTGAAGAGATAGGCGTCGATGATTCGCCACGGCACAGGGTCGGTCATCGAGATTTCGTAAACGCGATCGCGCGCGCTCCCGAGCTGCCGGGCGATCACGCGAGTCAAGGTCGCGCCGGCTTGGCCGCAATCGAGCACGCGCGGGTAATCGTCGTTGAAGGTCTTGGCACCGTCGTTCGACCATTTCAGTACGATCTCAGGGCCGCGGCCGACGATGCCGAGCGGTTGCGCCTGCAGAATGGCAACTCCGCCACCCATGTTTTTGAGCTGTAGGTTCCAGTACTGATCGCCCAGCACAGTCACGAAGGGAAGCACTTTCGGATAGGAGTCGATCAGCGCCGCAAGTTGGACCGGCACAATGATGCCTTCGGCATTAATAGTGATCTGCCACGAGCTTTCGCCGGTGAGGTCGTTGAGAAAAATATTCGTCGCCGTCGTGGGATCTCCGGTTGGATTGAGCGGCGCCTGCAGAATGCCGTTCTCGCCCATGCGAAAAGTTCTCAAAGCCCCGGCCGCGTCCAGCATGGGAATAGCCGTCGGGGTGGCGGCTCCCTGGAACGTCGGGCCGAGGCCGACCTCCACATCAAGCTGCAGCTCGGTGTGAAAGATTCGCCCCTGTTCGTTCGAAATGTGCGGGGCACGGCGCACCCGGCGGATGGGATTGCCAAAATCGGAATAAATAGTGATCGCCTGCTGATAAACGGCGCCGGTGGTGGGATCTCCGACCAGGTGAATGCCGAAGTTGAAAGTGTGGAAGCCGGCGCGGCTCTGGGTGAAGATTCCAGCTTTCGCATTCCAGTATCCGCGCTGGTGCCACATCTGCGTGGCGCAGTCATAGACCCAGGTCTTCTGCGCGGTGGGGAAGTTCATGACATAGAACGTATGCCCCTGATCCTGGTAGGCGTAGCAGACTGCGTCGGCGATGGTCGCGTAAGTTCCGAGTTCGTATTCGAGCGCGTGCGTTGAAACCCGCACCGGCTGATAGCCGTTGGCGCGCCACACGATGCCCCAGCCGCGCTCGTCCGCGCCCAGCCAGAAAACCGAGTTGTCGAGCTTCGCCACCGAGAAGGGCGCCGCGATGCCTTGCTCAATGAAGGCGCCCTCGATGACGTCGTAAGGGAAAGGGAAATTGCCAGAGTTGTAATAGGGCTGCGCGGATTTTGGCCCGAATACGCACAGCAGCCGGTGATCGATGAAGATTGAGATGACGTCGTCGGCAAAGACGGAAACCTGCGTCTCGCTCACTCCCTGCCAACTCGATCCGTCAAGAGGGTTCGAGGCCTGGATCTGATTCGAGTTCGAGATCAGCGCAAAGAAGAAGCCGTCGCCGTAGTCGACGATCGAAACATTGCCGAGCAGACCGTAGTCGCTGGAATTGTTGTACTGCGGCAGAAGGGTCAGGGAATTCGCTGCCAGGGCTGCGCCGGTCGCGTTGAGAGTAGTGCCGGCGACGAGCTGGAAGCAGTAGAGATTCCCGGCGCTCGCGATTAAGACTTGCGTCGGACCAGCGGCCATCGAGACCGACTTGCCGTCGCTCACGATCTGCCCACGGTTGATCGCGTTGGGATTCGCGGTCGGAGGCAGCAGCTCCCAAAGCGTGGCGCCGGCCACTGCGAAAGTTCTTCCCTGTGCGGTGATCAGGCCGCGGATCGGAGACGGCCCCAGGTTGTAGAGCGGACTCAATCCTGGGGTGCAGTAGAGCGCGAGCGGCCCTTTCCCCTGCCCGCTCTCCACGCTTTCGACGTAGAGATTCATGCAGGTCTGACAGTCGGCATTGACCGACTGGCTGCGATAGGAAGGACCAACAAAACCGAAGCGAGCCATTTATTTGAGGGGCGGTAGGTCCCCGCTCGACCGATACTGAGATCGGCCCAACGCGAAGCTAGTAGCCGACGCAGGCGAATTGAATCTTGTCGCCCGCAACGATGGTGCCCGTGGCAATCGTGATCGTGGTGCCGGAAGTGGGCTGCACAGTGGGGTTGTGATAGTCCGCGGCCGTCGTGAGGTCGTAGGCTTGACAAGCCCACCCGTTGGTCGTCGCTGTCGTGTTGCCCATCGTGATGACCGTCGAACAGGAGGTTGAGCCGGAGGTGATGAATGTGCCCGCAGTAGCCCCGCCTACCAGCGTTGCCTCGGCACATCCGCCCGAACTCGTGAAGGTCGTCCCCTGGGATTCAAATCCCGAGGCCGCGACCGCTTTCACTCCGCCAGCCCCCACGAATAAGGCCAACGAGGTGGTCAGGGCGGGACAGGTCCCCGCGGAGCAGCCGATACTCCCCGAGCCTGAGGTGTTACCCCCGAACAGCGCGGTGCCGGTCCCCAATCCAACTCCACCGACAGACAGGGTTCCCGTGCCGTTGTCAATCACATCAGGGCTGGCTGCGACGGTCGTAGAGCCGCCAGCGGCAGCGTATCGAGCTACTGCCCCAGCCGTGCCGCTGTTCGCGCTGACTGTGCCGGACCCGCCTCCGCCCCCGGGGACGCCGCCTTTAGCGTGTGTGTTGCCCTGGAAGTTGATCGTCACCGTCCCCGACGAGTAGGAGGTCATGCACAAAATGAACTGACCGGTCGTCACCGTGGGCGAGTACAGATTGTTCGTGGTGATGGTCGATTGCGGAGTTTGCGGGGCTGTCGTGGGGGTGACGGTTGTGTTGGTCGGGGTCTGCGCGTTGATCGACACCTCGGGCTGCAAGGTGCCGGACCAGGTGCCGGTGAGTTGTGCGCCCAAGCTGGCATAGCCGCCGAGATCGATCGGGAGCGTGCAGGCGTTCAACGCTGAGAGCGATTGCGTGGTCTGTCCCGCGGCGGCTCCGGCAAAGGCCAGCAGCAAGAGCAGCGCGGGAAGGAAAACTCGTTTCATAAAATCTCCTTTCGTTACTCCCTCAATCCAGTGAGGAAGTTGAAGTCCGGCCGTCCGCCCTTGCGCGAGTTCGGCATGCCGAGATCGGTTTCAATCTTGGGCGGGGTGTAATTGTTGTCCTGCACGATCCGCATGGCGCGCGTCCAGGCGTCTTTCAATTCCGGAGACACAGACCGGTTGTAGGAGGGCGCGAGCTTCACCGCGAGATCCGTCACCAGCGCTTCCCAGTAGCCTTGCGGCAGCGAGAGAGCGGTCCCCAGGGCGACCGCCTGGGCGATCGAGTTCCACAGCTCCAGGCGAACCGGATTGGCAATCGTGCAGATCGGCCAGAAGTTCAGGTTGCCAAGGGGAGATGCAGGATCGTAGTAGAGGTGCGTGGTGATCGAAGACAGCAGCGTTTTGACCGGATTCGCCGCCCACCAGTCTTTGTCTTTGATTTTGATGGGGGCATCGACCGGGTTCGAAGAGCCCGCGTTCAGAATAAAAGTTGCCGAGCGCACATCCACCGGCCGCGTGGGGACATTGAATTGTCCGTTGGGGCCGATAGTCACTGGAGTGAGTTGACTTGCGGGGAGCGTGAATTCCTCGAAGGAGATCGAGAAGATCATCTCCCGCCGCGCGTTGTGCTGGTCGATCGCGCGCTGCAGCTTGGCCAGAGCCCACGCCCCATCCTGCTGGCTGAGCGGTTCGCCCTGGGCGATGACGCCCAGCTCGAGTAGCGCAGCCTGGCAGATGTCGGACGCGAGCGGCGCGGCCGTCTGATTGTCGGGAGTGAGGGTGACCGCCATTGCTTCGGGAGAAACGGGCTAGGAAGCTTTGGCGGCAGTTTTACGCGGGCCGTAGAGACCGGCGTCGGCTTTCGGAAGAGGCTTCGGGATGTAAGGCTCTTTCACCCAGCCTTCGGCGATCGCTTCCTTGAGGGCTTTTTCGCAGGCTTCGCATTTCGCGACCCCGGAATCGAGGTGAGCCGCGCACGCCACTTTTTTCGTGAGGTGTTCAGTCTGCACCACTTCGGTGCCCACCACTTCAAACCGGTCGTTGCGGTGCTCGACGACTTTTGTGGGTTCGTTCGGGTGCATGTAGACGATGCGCGGGAAGTCGGCGTGAGCAATCTGCTTCACCGGAATTCCCTGGCTCATCGTGCCCCCGAAGTTCTGCGGCAGATCGACCGGAACCTGCTCCTGTGGCCTCATGATGTTCATCGAGTGCTGCTTCTTCATGGCTTCTTCGTGGATTGCAAAGGGTGACATTTTGTGGCTCCTGTTAAACTGGCGGCATGGACCGCCGAGGTTTTCTTTCACTGTTAGGCGCGGGCGTGGCGGGGATTGCGCTCGATCAGGCGATTCCGCTCAATCGGGTGTGGTCGTTTCCGAAGGAGATCGTCCTGGCCGATTCAATCGGGCTACCACTTGGCGCATCGGTGCGCTGGATAGAGGTTTGGGATTATGAAAGCTGTCGGCTGATGAATCGTCTCGACTTCGCCGGTAGAGCTTTCGGGCCGCTGGGGATCTCGACCCCTCTTTCCGAGACGGCTCGCCGCTTTACTACGGCGACCCCCAGCGCGCGATTACATCGCGAAGCAATCCCCGAAGTCCCCGACGCCATGTGGAACTATGTGAAGACGTGTTTTCGAGAAGAACCACTGACCGACGACCGGATTCGCTGGTTTAGCTGGCCGGAGACGGAACCTTTTTGGTCTCAGCCAGGACAGCCTTCTCATCCTCCGGGCTCCCGACGATCTTGACGATAGGCTTGCCGTCTTCATCTTTCCCGACCGTCACATGCTTCGGGTATTCCTTGTGAACGTGCAGGGTTGCCGTGAGCGCGATCTCTCGCGGGGCATGATTGTCTTTTTCGAGCAGCGCCAGAGCTTTCTCGACGCGCTCGACTTCGGCGGCGCTGATCGAAGCTCCTTTGCTGATAATGATTGCCTCTGCCATAAACTTTCTCCTGTGAACCAGAATTTGTGGAGCGAAAAGCCGCGGGCGCGGCCAAGGGAGGAAAGCCGCGCCCGCTCTCGGTTTAGAAAATTCCGAGGTAGGGACCGACCGCCGTGGTAAACGTGGTCGGTGCCGTGATGGTGGAGGGAATCGTGCCGAACGCCCCCGTCTTCGAGGTCGTCAGGTATTGATCCTGCACCTGTGTGATCAGCATGCGGACCGTCGCCGTGGTCCCGTTCGACTGCATGCACCCAAAATACTGGCCAGGTCCGACCATGTAATAAGGGGTGGTGAACGAGATTTGCTGGTAGTTCGAAGCCGTGGCCGCAAGCGCTCCCGCCGTCGCTGAGTTGGCCAGCAGGTTCATGCCGGCGTCGTACAGCGCGATGAGGTGATTGTCAGTTCCGACCGTGGTGCCGTTCAGCACGGCCAGTCCCGTTGCCAGCTTCGAGTACGGCAGCTGGATTTCCGTGCAATAGAGCGTGCCCGCCACCAGCGTGGTTCCGTTGGTGTTGATGCCGGTATAGAGCACTGCGCCCGGTTGGGGAGCGTAGAGCACCTTCGAATGCACCCGGGTGGTCTGCAGGGCATCGCCCGCCACCCACTGACCGTTCAGGCAGTCCGAGAAGATTCCCGATTCAAACTGAATGCGGGGCAGGTACAGCTCCGAGGTCCGCGTGCAACTGCCTTGCGGAACCGCCGGAGCTTGTCCATACGTCGAACCGCTCCAGAGGATTTGCGCCGAGACCGGAACAACGACGACTGCCGCCCCAGAGACGTGGGAGGCTGCCGAGGTTGAGCCGACGCCACGGATCACCGTGACGTTCGAACCCGATACCCCCTTCACTGCCATCAACTCGCGATCGATGAACAGGAAAGTCTGCACATCGGAGGTAGCGAGAATGCCGGAAGTGTAGCTGGTGTTCGGTGCCGGGCCGCTGACGCCGGTGGTCGAGGTCAGGCTGATGATGCTCAGGTTGCCGGTCGGGGTAGCGCCGTAAACGCTGCCCATGCCCTGCACGGCGTTCGAAGTGGTGGTGTAGGTGAGGATGGTCTGGCCGAATGCGGAACCGCCAAGAGCCAGGCTCAGGAGGAAAGCTGCGATTTTCAGTGTCTTTTTCATGTTTTTGTCTCGGGTGCGGGGCGGTATGCAAAATTACATACCGCCCTCTGCCGAATCTCCTTCTTAGGCTCCCGCCACGCAAACCGCGCCAGCATCGGAATAGCCGTTACCGAAGCCGTAGCAGATGTCGAAGCGGTTGGTGATTTTGCGGTTGTACTGGTCGTAGGCGACGACGAAGGCCAGAGACGCGCCGGTCTCCGGGTCTTCCGCCATTTCCGCGTGCTCGACGGCATCCGGGTTTTCGAACTTCCCGAAGGCCTTCAGGAATGCGTACTTGCTGAGGGCCAGCGAAGCCGTGCCGGTCACGCCGGACGGGCTGGTGGTGCCAGGCCATGCGGTGATCGCGGCGGCGTTCGCCGGAAGCGAGTCCACGTTCTGATACTGCGAGCCCGGTCCAAAGATCGCCGGGGAAATCGGAATGGTGTCGTTGCCACCCGTGAAGGCGAAGGACGCGCCACCGGTATAAACGAACTGCTTCAAACCGAGAGGAGTGACGATGCGAGTCCGAGGGTTGACGGCGTTCACACTGGCGATCGAGAACTTGTCGCCAGGCTGAATCGTGTCTGCCGCGGTTCCGGTCACCACCAGGCTCGATCCGGATTGTCCGGCGCCGGTGACGGTGAGGCCGTGAGTTGGGAATGTTCCCACGGTGTGCTTGAACAGCGAGTTCGAGCGGAACCACTTCCAGCCCGCTGCCGTTCCAAGGATGCCCTGCCGGAACATGTCGCTGATTTCCTTCGAGGGATTGAACTGGGTGACGTTGTTCTTCACATAGGAGCGCATCAGGCCGCTCGAAATGCAAAGGTGGCGATCGCCGTCGGCGGGGCAGGCCAGGTTGAACAGCACCTGATCCGCGGCCAGGGCGAAATCGATGGTGGTCGAGTCCGTGCCCAGTGTGCCGACGACGTTGTTCGTCCACAGGCGCGCCCAGTTGGCCGCGTCGGAGTCGAACTGCTGTGCCAGCTGCAGGCCCGCAGGCTTGAAGTAGGCTTCGTCCATCTCTTTCTCGGTGCGCTCCATTGCGATGAGCTTCTCGTAGGAGTCGTAGCCGAAGTGGACGTTTTTGATCTGGTCCAGGTTGACGGTGGTGACCAGGCGCTGAATGCCCTGCTCCTGGTACGCGAGGCCGGTGGTGACCAGCCAGGACTGGGGTAATTTGATCTGGGCTTGCGAGCCGACCGGGAAGCTCTTTTTGAATTCCGGTTCCCAGCCGCTGTTGAACATGGCTCCGACTTCGAGCGAGTTCTTCAGAAACCACAGGATCTTCATGGAGACCCAGTTTGTGACTGCGAAATTGTTTGCCAAGGGGTTATGTCCTCTTCAGGGGCTTAGCTCAGCGCCGCCCGCGCCTTGCGGTTCTGTTCCGCTTCGAAATCGCGGAAATTGCCGCTTCGTGCTGCCGCTACATCCGCCGCTTCGCTGGAAGCGCCGCGCCCGCCAACTTCGGCGGGGGGTTTCGGGGCACGAGGTTTCGGTTCAGGAGCCGCATCTTTCTTCTCAGAGGAGACAAACTTGCCCGTTGCATCCCGCTTGGCCGCATCGCTCTCGCCGCTCTTTTCC